TTAATAATGGAAAAACCTGACGACGGTAAAGAGTACATATGGGATGATGAGAACCAAGTGTGGGTTCCTGTTATCGCTTGTGTAGTCGAAGTGACTGGGGTTGCCTGCGAAACTGAGGTTTAAACTGTGGCTGCGGCTTTCAGTATTGCGTTTGACCCAAGCGCATTTGAAGCCGAGTCTGGAACCTTTGTTACGGGCGTCGGTGCTACCGGCGCAGTAGGAACCGCGCAAGCCGTCAACCTAGACGGTGCATTTGATTCTGGTGCGTTCTACGGTGATGCGTTCTTTGTTAATGCACTCACCGCCTCTGGTGTGCAAGGCACTGGAGCAATTGGAACCGTCACCCTAGCTTACGGCTATGTATTTTCTGTAGATGGTGTATCCGGTACAGGCAGTATCGGACAGATTGTTAACCCCATCACATTCACTGTTACCGGCGTTGGCGGTACGGGGTCGGTTGGTTCTGTCACAGTTGCAATCCCCGCCACAGTTTCTGTTACCGGCGTATCTGGTACGGGTAGTACCGGAGATATAAAAGCAATTGGTACAGACGGTGCGTTTGAAGCCAGCGCATTTCAAAATGATGCGTTCTTTGTTTCTGGGCTAACCGCCTCTGGAGTCCAAGGCAACGGACAAGTCGGTCAAGTCACCAATGCTTTTGGCTTCGTTGTTTTCCCAGATGGGGTGCAAGGCAACGGCCAAATTGGTCAAGTTGTTAATCCGGTTGCGGTCCCAGTTACGGGCGTGTTTGGCACGGGTTCAGTAGGAACCGTCACTGCGACTGGTGCAGCCAACATAATCCCAACTGGAGTAGCCGGGACAGGTTCAATTGGCGCAGTCACCCTGATTGCTGGCGCAATTGTTTTCCCAACAGGCGTTCAAGGTAACGGACAGATTGGCGTTATCCCATATGTAAACGGTGTACAGGGGACAGGTGCAGTTGGAACCGTCACGGCTGTAGCTCCAGCTTTGGTTCTGCCGACTGGGGTATCCGCTACAGGGCAACTAGGAACAGTTCAGCTTGTAGGCTCTGAAGGCGCATTTGTATCTAACGCCTTCCAAAATGATGCGTTCTATGTTGCTGGGCTGATTGTTAGCGGAGTCCAAGGCAACGGCGCAGTCGGTACAGTCATCCTCCAATACGGCTACGTTTTAACTGTTACAGGGGTTGAAGGAACGGGGCAGCTTGGGGCAATTATCAACCCAATCTCGGTCCCAGTTACAGGTGTACAAGGGACAGCAGATGTAGGAACGGTAACCGCTACCGGCGCATCAAATGTTGTTGCTACCGGGGTCGGCGCTACTGGAGCAATTGGTTCTACGTCAGTCGTTGCTGGTGCAGTTGTATCCCCAACCGGGGTCCAAAGTCGCGGTCAGGTTGGAACCATCCCATACGTCACAGGCGTACAGGCCAACGGCGCAGTCGGCACTGCACTTATTTCAACGTCCGTTGCTGTCAACGGAGTTCAAGCCACAGGTGCAATCGGCTCGATAACAGCGCAAATTGCTGTTACATTTAGTGTTACTGGAGTGTATGGCACAGGTACAATAGGTACCGTCACCGCCTCAGAAGCTATTTTAGTGCCCGTAACAGGGGTGCGGGGCACTGGTTTTGTTGGTCAAGTGGCTACCCCCTATAACAATTGGAATGTAATCCCAACTCCACAAAGTCCAAATTGGACTCCAATAAATAACCCACAAACACCCACATGGGTTCAGGTAGACGATAGCCAGAATCCCTATTGGACACAAATCGCCGCGTAAGGAAATTTCATGGCAACTCCGCTTCTTGGCCTCGCTCTTCCAACTACCGGCTCACTGACCGGTGCGTGGGGCACAACGGTTAACGACTCAATCACCTCTTTGCTTGACTCAGCGGTTGCAGGGACCACGACCCTCTCAGCCGACTTAGATGTAACGCTAACGACTACGCAAGAAGCGGCTAACCAAGCAAGAAATGCGATTCTCCTATGGACGGCTGCTGGAACGACGACGCGATATATCACCGCTCCGGCTCAGAGTAAAGCGTATGTGGTTATCAACTCCAGCAGTACGCAGTCTATTGTTCTTCGTGGAGCCGGTCCTACAACTGGAGTCACAGTTGTTGCCGGTGAAAAATGCGTAGCCGCATGGCACGGGTCTGACTTTGTTAAAGTCTCTGGGCTTACCCTGACAACGACAGGGACCAGCGGTGCAGCAACTCTTGTAGGTAATACACTTAACATCCCCCAATACGCGGGCGGGGGTGGTGGCGGGACAGTTAATTCTGTTGCAGTCGCGTCTGCAAATGGACTTGCGGGTACGTCTGCTGGGTCATCATCCGTAACACTTACCCTGTCGACTACAGTTACTGGGGTTTTAAAAGGTAACGGAACTACTATCAGTGCAGCCACTGCTAATACGGATTACCAATCACCAATTTCGCTGACCACAGCGGGCACAAGCGGTGCAGCCACATTTAACGGGACCACTCTTAATATTCCTCAATATACTGGTGGCGGAGGGGGTGTTACTAGTATTACTGCATCCGCACCTTTAAGTGCTTCAGCTAGTACTGGAGCGGTCACGCTTAGTATTCCTGCCGCTACTAGCGGTGCGAATGGTTATCTTAGTTCAAGCGATTGGAATACGTTTAATAGTAAACAGGGGACTATAACCCTGACCACAGCGGGCACAAGCGGAGCGGCAACTCTTATAGGCACCACTCTTAATATCCCCCAGTATTCAAGCGGTGGGGGTGGTGGGGTTACGTCTTTTAGTGCGGGTGCTACTGGGTTTACACCTAATACGGCAACAACCGGTGCTATTACTTTGGCTGGTTCTTTGGCAGTAGGAAGTGGGGGTACGGGAGCTACAGCTACTACGGGTTCTGGAAACAACGTACTTTCTACCAGCCCCACGCTGGTAACGCCTATTCTGGGAACACCTACGTCTGGTGTCCTTACAAACTGTACGAGTATTCCGGTCAATCAAGCAACTGGCACTTTAGCTGTAGCTAACGGGGGCACCGGGGGGAGCACTTCTACCGGCAGCGGGGCAGTTGTTCTTGCGACCAGCCCAACAATTACAACTCCGGTTATTAGCGGAAACACTACCGTTAATAACATAAATCTTGGGACTGGCTCAAACGCTGGGTTATATACCACTGTTTTTGGTGTTGCATCAGGCAGTGCGTTAACTTCTAGTTCTTATGGGACCACAGCACTGGGTTATAACGCGCTAACTGCAAGTACTGATGGAATCCAAAATACTGCGGTTGGTTATGTTGCACTTAAAGCCAATACAACAGGCGACTCAAATACGGCATTAGGCGCTACAGCACTCTTTACCAATATTACTGGATTTCAAAATACTGCTGTAGGTACTGCGGCTCTTAACAAAAGCACTTCTTCAAATAACACATCAGTTGGACATCAGGCTGGCCTTAATGTTACTACAGGAGCACAAAATACTTTAATTGGCAAATCGGCTGGATCACCAATTAATACATCTAGTAATAATACCGCTCTTGGCTGGTATGCTGCTGGTGGCACTACTATTGGAGCAACTAACACCGCATTAGGTGCAGCCGCTCTTTCCGGTACAACCTCAACAAGTGCTGTTGATAATACCGCAGTTGGTTATGCTGCGCTTTCTGGCCTTACGTCATTTAATAATTGTTCTGCTTTGGGGGCAAATACAGACGTAACCGGTGCAAACCAAGTTCAACTTGGCAACAGTTCCACTACAACATACGTCTACGGTACGGTTCAAAACCGCTCGGATATTCGGGACAAAGCAGACGTTCGGGATACTCAATTAGGGCTTAATTTTGTTAATGCTCTTCGTCCGGTGGATTACAAATGGGATGCGCGAGACGACTACAAACCCCCAATGCCTGAAGATCTTACTGATAAAGCAGCAATGGCTGCGTGGGCGGAAGCCTGTAACCTGTCAAACATCACTCATGACGGCAGCAAGAAGCGCAGTCGGTACCATCATGGGTTGATTGCTCAAGAGGTCAAAGCTGTACTCGACGCGCAGGGCATCGACTTTGGTGGGTATCAGGATCACAAAGTTAAGGACGGTCAGGATGTTCTAACGATTGGTTACGACGAACTGATTGCCCCTCTTATCAAAGCCATTCAGGAACTAACCGCCCGTGTTCAGGCGTTAGAGGCAAAGTAATTTTCCTGTCTTACAAACACGATAGAATCGCGACGGGCGTCCGCCCACCCAACAAATGGAGTTTTTCATGAAAGACCTAATCATTGACGCTATCGATGGTTCCGAGCCGATTGATGCGCTGAACGCCCTCTTCTCTGTTACTTTTGCTGTCGCTACTGAAAACGGCATCAACGAGTTCACCCTGTCTTCGCTTTTCTCTTCGCACATTGAAGCGCAGTTTGAAGTTGCTGCAAACGCTATTGCCGAAGCTGACGACACTGAAGAAGCTGAAGAAGACGACGAGCAGACCGACAACTAAGGTCCGGCCCCCGGTGCCCAATCGCCGGGGGTTTCCAAATGCCGTCTTGCGCTGTATGTGCTGGCGAGTTTGCCAGAGATGATTTGATCATCCACGGAAGAAAAAATTACTTTCTCTGCAGTGCGTGCAAAGCCGATGTAAATCGGCTTTCTCGTTTTGGGTTATCCCCTACAGATTTTGAACTACTCCTGAAACTTCAGGGGTATAATTGTGCTGTTTGTCAACAGTCCCTTCAACTTAAGCAGTATAAGTTTGCAGTAGATCACTGCCATGACTCTGATGATGTCCGGGGGGTGTTGTGTAAACGGTGTAACACGGCGTTGGGTATTTTTAGAGACGACCCAGATCTAATTATACGAGCCGCAGAATACCTGAACAACCCCCCAGCTTTAGGTGTCGTCAAACGACATGATGGACGCAAAAAAGTGACTTTTCTACGTGGCGAGTACTTAAGGATGTACGGTGATGGAGATAGTTGAACTCTTCCTAAAAGCGTGGCCGGTGCTGCTCGGTATTGTGACGCTCATCATTGTGCTCTCTAAACTAGACCTACGGGTCGCGGTCCTTGAAGAAAAAGTCAAGTCCGCGTTTGAGATCATCAACAAGATGAAGGACAAAAATGGCTGACTTCAACCCTGCTTTTGAAAAAATGATTGCCGACGAAGGCGGGTACGTTCTCCACACTATTCCCGGCGATACCGGGGGGATGACTTATGCTGGAATTGCGCGAAACAAAAACCCCAACTGGCCCGGATGGAACCTCATTGACCACGAAGCCCTCAACAATCCGCTACTTAGTGGGATGGTGCGCAACTTTTATAAGGTTGAGTTTTGGGATCGTCTTAGAGGGGATGAGGTTACGAACCAAGTTGTTGCGGAATCGGTTTTCAACTTCGGTGTAAACACAGGATTAAGTGTTGCAGTTAAGTTGGCGCAGTTGATTGTCGGTGCCACTCCAGATGGCGCAGTTGGGGACAAAACTCTACAGAAGTTCAACAATGTTGAACCGGAAGCGTTCAAAAAAGCGTACGCGCTGGCAAAGATTACAAGGTACGCCGACATCTGCAACAAAAACCGCACACAGTCAAAATTCCTTCTTGGCTGGATTCAAAGAACCTTACGGGGCTTGAAGTGAAAAATTTGACGCAAGATCAGGTTGCAAAAGTAATTTCCTACAACGCCAACACCGGGGAGTTTGTCCGTTTGGTTGGTAGTGGAAAAGGCGCAAAAAAAGGTGCGATTACAAAAGGCAGTCTAGATAAATCGAATGGATATCTTTGCGTTTGTGTTTGCGGGGTTCAGTTATACGCACATCGGTTGGCATGGCTTTTGACTCACGGCAAGTGGCCTACGCAAACAATCGATCATATCAATAGGAACAGGACTGACAACCGCTTAGAAAATCTGCGGGACGTGTCGTATTCAGACAACAACGTAAACATGGGGATGCGTTTGCACAACACCTCTGGTTTGGAAGGCGTGTCTTGGCACGCAAAAGCACGTAAATGGATGGCGCAGATCAAAAGAAATGGTCAGTACTACTACCTTGGCTTGTTTGAGTCAAAAGAAAACGCAAAAGATTTACGGGATCTTGTGGCTGAAGAGTTTGCGGCGGGCGGGTTCGTTCCTTTGAAAGGGCTGAAGTAATGGATTTGATAGGTATAGGTTCAATCATTGAAGGCGTTGGCAAAGTTGCGGATTCGCTCATTACAACGGATAAAGAGCGCGCAGAGATGGCGTTGGAAGAGCGCAAGCTCGACCTTGAGGAAAAGCGCATTGACCAAGCTACAGACCTCGCGCAAGTGGATATCAACAAGATCGAAGCGGCGTCTACTAGCGTATTTGTCTCTGGCTGGCGTCCTGCTGTGGGGTGGGTTGGGGTTCTTGGCTTGGCTTACCAATTCTTAGGCTACCCCCTGATGCAGTGGTGCTGGGCTTTTGGTCAAGGTTATGACATAATCCCCAAAGGATTGACCCCGCCCCCAGATTTGCAGGTTGAGCAACTCATGACCCTCCTTGCGGGCCTTCTTGGTTTTGGCGGCATGAGGTCATTTGAGAAGTCCAAGGGCATAGCGAGCAAGTAATGCCACTCAAAAAACTCCAACTTCGGCCCGGGGTAAACAAAGAAAATACTCGCTACGCCAACGAGAACGGTTGGTATGACAGCGATAAGGTTCGGTTTCGCCAAGGCACGCCAGAAAAAATTGGTGGTTGGTCGCGTATATCTACAAATACGTTTCTAGGTGTTTGCCGGTCGCTGTGGAACTGGGTCACGCTTACATTTTCTAATTTGATTGGGGTAGGTACCAACCTTAAATTTTATATTGCTAACGGGGGTATTTACTATGATGTTACCCCGTTACGCGCAACCCCTACTCTGGGTACAAACCCATTTGCTGCCAATGGTACTACGACTGTCACGGTCACCGCCACGGCTCATGGTGCAATAACCGGGGATTACGTTACGTTTAGTGGTTCTACAACTGCCGTATTTAACGCTGAATACAGCGTTACGTTTGTAAACGCTAACTCTTACACTATCACCCTTGCCAGCCCGCTCGCCGCTGGTTCCTACGGTGGGTCCGCTGTTGTCGCCTCGTACCAGATCAACGTAGGTTATGCTATTCAAGCCCCTTTTAATGGATGGGGCGCAGGTTCTTGGGGTGCAGGGACGTGGGGTAACGGTGGGGCTAGTAACGCTTCTCTTAGACTTTGGAGCCAAAACAACTTTGGAGAAGATTTAATTTTTGGGTATCGCGGCGGTGCGATGTACTACTGGAAAGCCAGTAATGGCACGGGTACACGAGGAGTTTTGTTATCCTCGTTGGTTGGCGCGTCAGATGTCCCCACTATACAGAACGTCATATTTGTATCAGACAATCGGTTTGTATTCGCATTTGGGTGTAACGATTACGGTTTGACTGCACAAAACCCCATGCTTATTAGGTGGTCAGCCCAAGAAGACGCCGCTAATTGGACCCCTTCTGCTGCTAATCAAGCTAGTAGTCTTACGCTTTCTCACGGCTCAGAGATTGTTACTGCAGTTCAAACCCGCCAAGAAACAGTTGTATTTACCGACTCCGCTATTTATTCATTGCAATACCTTGGCCTCCCTGCAGTGTGGGGCGCACAAATTCTGGGCGATAACGTCTCAATCATTAGTCCCAACGCTGCGATAGTTGCTTCCGGACGTGTGTTCTGGATGGGGGTTGATAAGTTTTATGTGTATGACGGTCGGGTTAACACGCTCAACTGCGACTTACGTAAATATATCTATCAGGATATTAATCTTAGCCAAAACCAACAAGTGTTTTGCAGCACCAACGAAGGCTTTAACGAGGTCTGGTGGTTTTATTGTTCAGAGAATTCTACTGTTATTGACAAGTACGTCATCTACAATTACGTTGAACCGGATGGCAAGGGTGGTATCGGTGTTTGGTACCACGGCTCTATGGCTCGCACCGCGTGGTTAGATTCGGGTTTGCGCAATTACCCCATAGCTGCTACTTACAGTTACAACCTTGTTGAGCACGAAGTTGGTGTAGACGATAACGTCACTGGAACCCCTACGCCTATTGACGCGTACATATCTTCATCTGAGTTTGACATTGACGACGGCGACCGGTTTGGGTTTGTCTATCGTATGCTGCCGGACATGTCGTTTGAAGGATCTACTGCAGCCTCTCCCGCTGCGACTATGACGTTGCTTCCGATGCAGAATTCCGGGTCAGGTTACAACAGCCCAACATCAATCGCTGGTAGTGACAACGCCCTAGTTACCCGGACCGCCACTGTGCCTATTGAAAAATATACGGGGCAGGTGTACATCCGTGTGCGTGGGCGTCAGATGATTATGAAAATTTCTTCTAACACTTTAGGCGTTCAATGGCAATTAGGGTATCCCCGTATTGACATCCGTCAGGACGGTAGGAGATGAGTTACCTCGTTACTTCTGATGACGAGTTGTCTCAGGCTATTGCGCCTAACTTGCCCCTTGCCCCTGAAGAATACGAGCGGCGTTATTTTGACCAGCTTACTAACATCTTACGGTTGTACTTCAACCAACGCGACAAAGTTATTGGTCAATTAAAAACTAGTGTACCTGTGACCGTAGCCAACCTATCCAGTGCGGCAGTTGCAGGTGTTGGGTCTAGGGCGTTTGTAACGGATTCGTCTGTGTCCACATTTGGCACCACGGTAGCCGGTGGCGGGTCAACTAAAGTGCCTGTGTATTCAGACGGCACTAATTGGAAAGTGGGTTAATTATGCAAAGCTACGAAGACGAGTACAACCAAGCCCTAGAACCGGGTGATCTCGGCACTACTTATACCCCACCCGTTACTAAATATGCCGTTGCTAAGTCTGACGCCGCCCCTGCGCCTTGGCAAGCCGGTTACGACACTCTCCTCAAACAGATGGGGGCTATTCAGAGTAAAGCAGACGTATATAAACGCCGTTCGCCACTAGAAGCTAGTACACATATTGACAACATCGCCAAATCTTTAGCAAAAGATTATGGCATCACTAACTTGTCCGATATTGGTGTACGGTACGAAACGCGCCCTGCTTATGAAACAGGAAGCGATGAATCGCGTACAATAATTCCAGAAGAACAATTACCGATATACTACAATAAAAACAACCCTAGCCAAATAATCCCCGGCTACAAGTTTGCTTCTGAAGGTGCAGGAAAAGGGTTTAGCAATTACAACCTTCAGCCTGTGTCTGACGGAAAAGGCGGCACTATTGTCGTGCCGGTCCAAGAGTACAGCAAATCCGGTCTGGGTGCGTTTGTAGAAGACCTTGGCCCGATTTTACCGGTCATTAATATCGCGCTTATGGCCGCTGGCGTTCCGCCGCTTGCTGTGGGTGCTGGTAACCTTGCGCTACAAGGCGCTGCTGGAAACGTTAACGACTTTAATGATGCGCTTAGAATCGCTGCCCCATTTATCATACCGGCAGGGCTGCAAGGATTAGATGTAGTTGGGCCGTCCACGGCTGCGACAACTGCGGGACGCATTGCTGAGAACTACAGCGGGCTGACTGGCATTGGGGCTGATGTATTGGGTGGCGGCCTTTCTGGTGCGGTTAAAGCCGGTTTGACTGGCGGTGACGTTCTAACAAACGCTTTAACGGGCGCAGTTGCACCGGGGTTGTCCGCTGCCGGTAGGACAATAACATCCGGCCTTAAAGATGCTTTTGGGGGTTTGACTGGGTTTGACTACGGAGCAAACCTAAACGATATGGGTGGTAGCGCCCTAGAAGGTTTTGGCCCCACTACTACCGACACTAACGCGGGGGTGGTTAATTTAACAGGTGCAGGTGCAAATGATATTTTTGGAAACCTGACTGACGACGAGTTAAATGACCTCTACGGTTCCACTGCGCCGAATACAACCGGTGCATTGACGAGCGGGGTTACTCTCGGTTCAATAGATCCCAAAGCAATAACTAATCTTTCTGTTGACACTATGGCTGGGGCTGGGGCTGGGGCTAGTGCAACTACGGCAATGGGGATGCCAAATCAAGACGAACTTGACAATATGGATTCGGTCACTCATAACGGTAAAACATATTACTATACCGGCGGTAATAGCCTTGATGTGTTTGGAGGTAGCCCAAACGCGGCGGTTTATGTACAAGATGCAAACGGCAATCTTAGTATTGCTGGCACGGATGAGTTTCAAGAAGCTCTGATTGGTTCTGGTGCAGGACTTTTTGATACTAGTACTGATACATCAGGGCTAAGTAAAGTAACTGTTACCGGTAAAAATGAAGTTCCGTCTGGTAGGTTAACGCTATCCGATGCGGGCACTACCCCCACAGTCGACCCTAACCTTCTAGCTACCCTCACAAACCTCACTCAAATTGCTGCGGTTACGTCCGGTTCACCTATTACAATCACGTCTCAGCAAGTCGCTACGATAGATACAAAAACTACCGGGGCGCTAAATACAAGTCAGATTGCTGCAACTAATACAAGTCAAATTAGTACGGTAAGCACAAGTCAATTTAATGCACTTACATCTACCCAGATCGCTTCACTGGTTGGGACTGTCGGTACTGGGTTACTGCTGTCTGATATAACCAAAGGGGGCGGCACACCTGCTACTACAACCCCCGCCGCCGCACTTACTACAGGTCTGACTGCACTCGATACAAAAAATATCACTGCGCTAACGTCCGGCGCAACTGCGCTCTCAACATCACAAGTTGGCGCATTGACAACTATGAACGCGTTGGGGTTGCAGGGCATTGCAGATCCAACAAACCGGTATTGGCAACAGACCGGTGTAGCCGGGACTGGTGGTCAGGGTGGCGTGCGGTATTTCGACTGGTCGACCAGTCAAACCCCTAGTATGGGCGGCTCAAACCTTGCAGCGGCAACCGCGCTTTCAAGCGTACCGGCATTCACGTCTGCACAAGCAGCAGCTATGACCGCCCCTGCGGGAAAACAATACTTCAATGCGGCAACAAACCGGTACTACACAGACCCCACCGGACAATTAACACCCCCTGCCGGATTTGTGCAAAAAACTTTTAAGGATGGCGGTGAAGTGGAAACTAAACATTTTAATGGCGGCGGTTTTAGTTTTGCTGATTACGACTTGGGGATAGACCCCTACAATTTTGCTGATTTTGATTTGGGGATAGGTTCCGGACTTGACAATGTTAATTTTGCTGATTACGACTTGGGGATAGACCCCAATACAATGTCTGACGCGGATGTTGAATCATATCTTCGTGGTCTTCCTAGTGACAACGCCAGCTACGGTGACATTGACCGCACAGCAAGTTATCAACAGGACATTAAAGACGCCGCCGCTGCATCCGGCTCAAGCACGCTTTCCGGTGCAGCTAAAACGGTTGTAGACAAACTTGCAGGGCTGGGAGCTAAACTCACTCAAAGTGCGCTCAACTCCATAGCAAACAACCCCGGTGCATGGTTGACGGCTCTGGCCGGTGCAGGGCTGGGGTACGCTGCGTCAAAGAACAACACGGTATCACCGATGGGCCTCCAGAGTCTGGGCTTGACGCAACCACAAGTTTATGGCGCTCTCAAAGGTGTGCCGATTGGCCGTGCTGAAGGTGGTGAGATTGACGGATATGCCGGAGGTGGTGGTTTGCACTATCTAAAAGGTGCTGAAGATGGTATGGCGGATAAGATTCCAGCTACAATTGACAACAAGCAACCGGCTCGGCTAAGCGGTGGAGAGTTTGTGATCCCTGCTGATGTCGTATCTCACCTTGGAAACGGTAACTCTGAAGCCGGGGCTAAACAACTTTACGAGATGATGGACCGAATCCGTCACGCCCGCACCGGTACTAAAGAGCAGGGCAAACAGATCAACCCGGCTAAGTTCACGCCGAAGTAAGGATTTATCATGAGCATTCGATACTTTGATGGGGGCGGCGCTGTCACCGTTGGCTCAAACCCTGCCGCAACTGGTGCGACTGAAACCACCATATCAAACTGGGCCGCGCCAATCGTTGGTGGCGTTATCCAACGCGGTCTTGAAATTGCCGGATCGCCATACCAGACTTACGGTGGCGCTACCGTTGCTGGCGCATCTGACCTTCAGAAAAACGCGTTTACCGGTATTCAGGGATTGACTCAGCCGAACGCGGCGCAAACAAATGCTGCTACTAACATGCAGGACGTGTACAAATCTGCGGCTACTCAGCCCGCGTACACAGGCACGACGTTTACATCTAACACAACAGGAATTAACAACGGGTTTGATAGCGCCGCTCTCAACCAGTACATGAACCCGTATCTGTCTACGATCCTAAACCCACAACTTGAAGAGGCGCGACGTCAAGCACAGATCACGCAGATGCAGAACGATGCGC